CAATAACTACTTCGCAGAACTATATAACGTTCATAAGAAAACTGTATCTACTTGGATAAGTCATTTAAAAGAAAAAGGATATATCGACACAGTAGTTATTAGAGATGAAAACATGACTGTAACCGAACGAAGAATTTATATTACAGCACCCTATCCATTAAATCACGGAGAGGGCTATCCACAAAAAAATGGAGAGCCTATCCATAAAAAGACGGAAGAGAATAATACAAGAGAGAATAATACAAGTATAAATAGTGACAGTGACACGTCACAAATCTTTCAGTTGGTTAGTAAGGAATTAGAAATGATACAAAGTCCTTTAAAAGTACAGGAGTTAGAAGATGAACTCAATCTTATTAAAGGAAATAAACTAGAAATAACAACAGTAGCTATTAACTACTGTAAACAAAACAAGAAAGGTATTAACTACCTAATTAAAGTATTAAGAAATTGGAATAACGAAGGTGTAAATACTAAAGAGAAAGCACTAGCTAAAGTGACACCTAAGAAAAAGAAATCTAATGAAACTGAAGATGTATTTACAGCAATGAAAGAGAAACTAGGTGTTAACGAATGAGTATGACTAAACAACAAGCCTTTGAAATTATAGATAAAGTCAGACGTATTTATAATATGGAATTCGATACTCCTAAATTAGAAACATGGATAGACGTATTAAGTGAAAACGGTGATTACGAACCAACACTTAAAACAGTCAAAAACTACATTAACAGTGGCAACTCATATCCACCTAACTTACCTAAAATCATGAGAAAAGCACCTAAGAAACTGGAATATGAAGAAGAGCCAGAAGATGTAAAAGAGCATCACTGGAAAATGAAGAATGATCCAGAATATGTAGCTGCAAGAAAAAAGTTACTCGATGAATTTAAAGAACAGCTAAGAAAGTTTGAGGTGAACAACTATGAATGAGCGTAGAGATATTGAAAGTACGATTATTGCAAGTTTACTCAAGAAACCTGAACTTATCGAAAAGCTACGTGTTAGACCTTATATGTTCTATTACGACGATTTCAGAGTGTTTATGGAATATGTGTTTGAAGTCGGTAAGGTAGATCATCAAGAAATATTCCTAGAAACATCAAAGAATAAAAATTTCTTAGACTTCGAGACGATACAAAAACTCTATAATTCAGATTTTATTGGCTATGGCATATTTGAACGTTACCAACAGAACTTATTAGAAGCCTATCAGGTATCTCAAGCGAATGAAGTTATTAACGAGTTTAACCAATCACAAAGTATAAAGTCGTTTGAAACAATGCTTACTGACTTAAATGAAGTATCAATGATTAGTGCGACAGATGAAACAAGCACAAAGAAAATCGTTGATGAGTTTGTAGAAGAATTGTATAGCGATGAACCTAAGAAAGTGATTAAGACAGGCTATCCACTCATGGACTACAAAATAGGTGGTTTAGAGCCTACACAGTTAGTTGTAATCGCTGCACGACCTTCAGTAGGTAAAACAGGCTTTGCACTTCAAATGATGCTTAATATCGCTAAACAAGGCTATAAGACATCGCTATTTAGTTTAGAGACAACAGGTGTAGCAATATTAGAGAGAATGCTATCAACCATTACTGGTATTGAATTGAAACGTATTAAACAAAAAGCTGATTTAACCTATGACGATTTAACCAAATTAACCAAAGGTGCAAGCGAAATATTAAAACTTGAAATAGATGTTAATTCACAAAGTAATGTAAGCACTCAGGAAGTCCGCAAGCAAGCCATGAAGAACAAAGATAAGCAACAGGTCATATTCATCGACTATCTTCAATTAATGCAAACAGATAGCAAATTAGACCGTAGAAACGGTATCGAAAAAATAAGTCGTGATTTGAAAATCATAGCAAATGAAACTGGTGCAATTATCGTATTACTTTCACAACTTAGTCGTGGTGTGGAAAGTCGAAATGATAAACGACCAATGTTGTCTGACATGAAAGAAGCAGGGGGCATTGAAGCTGACGCAAGTTTGGCCATGCTTTTATACCGAGAAGATTACTATAACCAAGATGAAGAAGATGAACTTGGTAAGTCAATTGTTGAATGTAATATCGCAAAGAATAAAGACGGTGAAACAGGTGTCATCGAATTTGAATACTACAAACGTACACAAAGGTTTATGACATGACAGTTATCGAATATAAAAAGCTACTCGGAACAATGTACCGACAAGATTATAGCAACGATCAACTCATTGGAACATTACTAATTGAAGTTGGTCGAGCTATCAATCGCTTGCTGGAAGAGAAAAAGATATCGCCATTCGATGACTATGAGAAAGTGCTAAACATTATTGAACGTGAGACGAAATGGAGGGATAAAGATGGCAATTATCGAAAAGTATTACCTTTATAGACCAGACGGAACAGAAGAAATAAAAGTAGAGAAACGTAAGCCTAATGTCAATATCGTTAAAACGCTCACAGGCGCTCATTTTAGCGAAGAATACAAAGAAATGACAGATAGTGAGTTGAAACGTTTTAAAGGCGTGTATGAGCTTCTATACGAAGAAGAACTAGGGTTACAAGCAACGATATTTGATATGTAGGAGTGACAACGTGAGTAAATACAATGCTAAGAAAGTTGAATATAAAGGTGTCGTGTTCGATAGCAAAGTCGAATGCGACTACTACCAATATTTAGAACGTAACTTAGGTAATGGATATGATCGTATCGAGTTGCAACCTAGATATGAGTTGATACCTAAACTCGATAAGCAACGTAAAACGGAGTATATCGCTGATTTTGCACTATTCAAAGATGATGTGGTGGTCGAAGTGATAGACGTAAAAGGAATGCCAACAGAAGTAGCGAAGTTGAAAGCGAAAATGTTTAGACATAAATATCCAAAAATAAAACTTACATGGATATGCAAAGCACCTAAATACACAGGGCTTGAATGGATAACGTATGAAGAATTAATTAAGGTACGCAGAAAGCGTAAGAAGGAGAAGATGAAGAATGGCAACAGTCAAAGCTGAAGTATTAATCAGAGGCACGATTGAGTTACCAGCAACTAAAGAAACAGACGAAGAAATGGATAGAGTAGTGGAACAAGCGAAGAAATATCCTATCGACATATTAGATGATGTGGAAGTCGAAGATATAGAACTATATAAAGAGCATTGGAAGTGATCGTATGAGAAAACGTAATAAAAGAGCAACGCGTGTTTATATCAATGGCAGTCGTATTGCACTAAGAGATGTAGCAGAAATATACAATGTACCACTCACTACCTTACGTGCTAGATATAACAGAGGTTTACGTGGTCCAGAATTAATTTATGGCAAAGGAGTATATGAGTATCGTGATTAGTGAGGTATTCAAACGTTTGATGAGATATGTAAGGAGTTGGTGGAAGAATGATTAACGACATATTAAACATCAACGACAGTTACAAAGCACCACAACGTATTATGGATATTCTGTATGGCGATATAGAAGAACGTAACAAGATATTTATGGAGTTTCTCGAGGCATTTGATAAAGATGTTGATTATGATTGGTTTCATGAATACTTTCAAGATGAACATGCTAATAGAAAGAAACACAAGCAAGACTTTACGCCACAATCAATTAGCAAGTTACTTGTGGAAATGGTAGCGGACAGCAAAGGCGATTACTATGAGCCAGCAGCAGGTACAGGTGGCATTGTGATTGAGAAATGGAATAAGGATAGAATGAAACATTCACCGTTTGATTATGAGCCTAGAATGTACTTCTATACAGCAGAAGAATTAAGTGATCGTACTATTCCTTTCTTACTATTCAATATGCTTATTCGTGGAATGAATGGCGTAGTTGTTCAATGCGATGTGCTTACTAGAGAGGCATACGGTGCATGGTTTATACAAAATGACGCTAACGACCATTTAGGCTTTAGTAGTTTGAATAGATTGCCTTATACAGAAAGTACAGAGAAAATGCTTAATATTAAATTTGTAGAACATAAATATCCAGATATTAGACAGACTAAAGAAATACCGGAGTGGTTAGCGCATGATATTATCCAACACAATTAATCAACGCTATCGCTATGCTACACAAGGCAAGACACCTACACAAATACAACATGAGTTACGTGAGTTAGGTGTCAAAGGCTTTGTGGTTAAGGTAGCAGGAAGTAGAGTGACGATGAAAGTTAGTGAGTGTGACATAAAAAGGAACAGGGAGTGTTTGAGATGAACGCAGAAGCTAAGTTTGTGTCTAGTGTTATGGACGCTAGATTGAAGAAAGCAAAAAGAGAACGTGATGCTTATAAGAAACAACGTGATGAACTAATACAGGATATAGCTAAATTAAGAAAACAATTGGAGGCAAAAACTATGACTAACACATTAGATCAATTAGTAGAACAAGTACAACAATGGAGTATTGATAAAGGTTTACACAATGGCAATAGCTTTACGCAATACGCTAAAAGCTCTGAGGAGATGGGGGAAATTGCTGCAGCATTATGCAGAGACAACACAGACGCTCTTAGAGACGGTATAGGAGACGTTATCGTTACTTTGGTAATATTAGCCCAACAAAATAATATGACGTTATATGAGTGTTTAGAACAAGCCTATGGAGAAATTAAAGATAGAAAAGGGGTTATGTCTAAAGATGGGAGCTTCATCAAAGAAGCAGACCTTAAAGAGTAAAGACATATTAGAAAATGTGAAAGAGGTGCTAGGGAAGTGAAACAATTCCTAATCAGAGAATTCATAGATAACGCAGGTAATGTGTATGTAGATGTAGAACAACCTAGAGAGAATGAACGTATGACGTTGGTAGAGGCAGAGGATAAGGAAGAAGCGAAAGAGAAAATTAAAGGGTTATTAAATTACGTTAAACCAATTAAAGCAAATTGGCGCTGGCTAGAAGATGAATATAAAAAAATAGGGATATTCGATAAGGAGTGAACGGAATGATTAAACGCATACTAAAAGATTTATTCTTAATCGCTATGTATGAGTTAGGGAAGTATCTCACTTCTCTACTCATCACTATTTTAGAAAGCGAAGATGATATTGATACTGCACCGAATGATTACGCATTAGAAACAGATCAATTCGATTTAAACAGAATTAAAGCAGAGGTGAGTGAGTAGTGTGGATAGCATTAACCATTATATTCGGCGTACTGCTACTCATTGCGATAGGTAACAACACAGTGTTACGTCAGGAGTTAGATGCACAGAGATACACGAATGTATACCTATTCACTAAGTACGTGAGATATTGCGATATAGAAGATGTGGAGTTTGAAATAGAAAGAGCAAGAAAAAAGTTTAAGTAATGGAGGTAATGTAATTGGATAATATATTTAATATGGACGGTAGTAAAAAAGAAAGTGTTAATATTCAAAACCAAATGTACGAATTGAAATCAATGTTACCTTTAATACTTGAAGTTGCTAAGATGAAATCTGAATATCAGCATGAGAGATTAACAAGTTTAAGACAACAAGGATTTACAGAAGAACAAGCGTTAGAAATTATTAAAGTAGAACGTACACCTTTTGATCAATAATAAGTAATGGAGGTAGCACATGAACTTAGGCAAGACAGACATACCAAAGTTAGAAGAGTACTGGGAGAAGTACGAAGATATGAAAGGACAATTAGTATTCAGAAGATATGAGTTACTATATCAACCAGCAGATACTAATCATGGTGGTGGTAAGAGTAACTTGCCATCTAGTCCAGTAGAGAATGAAGTTACTAAGTTACATAGTGACTTGAAGTATAATAACTTACAAGCGATCATACAGGCCATTGAAGATGTATATAATAATGCTACACAAGAACAAAAGTTAATAGTTGATTATAGATACTGGGAGAAAGACTTAGCAGTATATGAATGGCCAGACATTGCACACGAACTAACAAAGGCAAGAGAAGATAACAAAGTGATTAGTAGAGATGCTACACTTCGTATGCGTAACCAATTGATGAGGGAAACAGCTAAACGAATTGGTTGGATAAGTTTTGATTAAACGCACTTCCGACATACTAGAAGTGCGGGTTGTCAATAAGGTATTATAGTAGTATCAAATAGTATATAAAGTACAGGCACATCACACAGGTGGTGTGTCTTTTTGTTTGGAGTTAATGAAGATGAGTAAAGCATATGCAGACTATATTGAACAACGTACAAAGAATAAAGGTTTCTACTCTAATGCTAAGTGGCGTAAGACAAGATTGAAGGTATTAGCACGCGATCATTTTGAATGTGTCATGTGTAATGCAGAAGGTAGATTGACAATTAATCAGAAACAATCACTAGAAGTTGACCATATTTTAGAGTTGGAAAATAGACCAGATTTAGCGTATGAACTTTCTAATCTAAGAACACTATGTAAATTCCATCACAACAAACGTCATGGTAGATTTGAACATAATCCAAACAACAGAAAGAATAAATTCAATGATGAAAATTGGTAAAATAAAATTGTATAAAAATATTATTTAATTATAAAAAATAAAAGTGTCAAATACCCCCCCGCCTTCAAGAATCGCGCCACTAAAGGCTTTGCGGAAACCGGCGCTTGGGTCAACTCCGCAGATTTATTCATCAAAAAGATACGTAAGGGGGTTTGACAAATTAAAAAATAAATAAATAAAAAATGAGCAAAAGGGGGGGAGGGGCTTGAAAAAGGATAAATACCTCAAAGATAAATTAACACCTAGTCAAATTGAACGAATTAACGCTTCCGAAGATTACTTAATGGAGCAGATAGATACAGATAATGATATAGAAGTTGAAAAAGTTGAACGCTACACTAACTTACTTAAATTATTTTACGCGTTAGATGTTTATATCGAACAGTCTGGGCCAATTACAGTAGTGAAAAATGCTTCGCAAGAGTACATCAAACCTAACCCTGCAATAGCAGAGAAGAACAAAGTGAATGGTTCATTGTTAGCTTTAGAGAAATCATTCCATTTAGAAAGAAAAGCCGAAGAAAGACGCAAACAAGAACAAGCGAAAGGACCTGATTTAACATGAAGATACCCAAACATGTTACAGACTATATAGAAAAATATAAATCAGGCAACGTTATCTTTAACAAAGAGCGTATTAGACTTGTATCTTTTTTAGAAGACAATATCTTACAACGTGATGACCTTTATTTTGACGATCAAAAAATAGAAGATTACATCAAGTTTAGTGAGAAATGGTTTTTCAAACTACAAGACTTCCAAAAGTTTATTTCATGTTTTGTTTTCTTGTATGAAAAAGATACTAAAACACCTTACTTTTCCGAGTTTTTCATCTCAATGGCTCGTGGGGGCGGTAAAAATGGTTACATTAGTACATTAGCCGCTTTTTTTATGACGCCATTGCACGGCGTACCTAAATACAATATGTCGGTTGTTGCAAACAGTGAAAAACAAGCCTTAGTAAGCTTTAGAGAAATTTATGAAATGATAGAAAGTAACAATTTATATATTACAGGTGAGCGACCTAATAACCCTTTTTATTTAAGTAAGGTGTATGTGGAAGGAACAAGCACCAAGTCACAATTCTTATTCGATACTTCTAATGAGAAAACGAAAGATGGCGCTCGTGAAGGCTGTATTTTCTTTGATGAAGTCCACGCCTACGAAAAAGATAAGATTATTAATACCAAACGAAGTGGATTAGGTAAAGTTGCACACCCTCGTACTTTCTACATAGGTACAGATGGGCATGTAAGAGAAGGTTTTTTAGATAGATTAAAAGAAAGAGCAGACAATGTCTTAAAAGGTATTAATCCAGAAGATAGATTATTCCCTTTTATTTGCAAAATTGATGATAAAGAAGAAATAGATAAACCAGAACTTTGGGAAAAGGCAAATCCAATGTTTGAAAACCCTAAAAGTGAATATGGAGCTCAACTATTTAAAGAAGTGCATCAGCAATATCTAGGACTTCAATTTAATCCATCTAATCGACCAGAATTTATGACTAAGCGAATGAATATGCCTGAAACAGATACACAAAGTGTTGTAGCACCTTGGGATGACATTATGGCAACTAATCGACCTATTCCACCACTTGAAAATAATGAATGTATTGGTGGACTTGACTATGCAAGTGTAAAAGACTTTGCAGCAGTTGGTTTATTGTTTAAATCTGGCGATGATTATATTTGGAAAACTCATTCATTTGCTAGAAAAGAATTTCTTGATAAATACAAATTAAAGCCACCTATTCATGAATGGGAGAAAAAAGGCTTGCTTACTATTGTAGATGAGCCAACGATAAATCCTAAACATATTATTGATTGGTTTATCGAAGCACAAAAGAATTACGGATTACAAAAAGTTGTAGCTGATAACTTCCGAATGGATTTGCTTAGACCTCTATTTGAAGATGCAGGTATCGATTATGAAGTGATAAAAAATACACGCGCTATTCAGTCCTTACTTGCACCAAGAGTTGAAGATATGTTTGCACAACATCATCTTATCTTTGGCGATAACCCTTTAATGCGTTGGTACACGCAAAATGTTGCCGTTAAGATACGTAAAGACGGTAACAAAGAGTATGAAAAGAAAGAACCTATAAGACGTAAAACTGACGGATTCCAAGCACTTATACATGCATTGTATAGAGCAGATGATTTAAAAGATTCTAATTTAGAAGAAGAAATCAATTTGTTAAAAGGCTTGAGATTTTAAAGGAAGGAGGGAGTAAGTTATGGGACTATTTGATAAGATATTTCAAAAAAATAAAGAGATTTCATGGATGTATGACTTAGAACTTCTACAAGAAACAAGTTCTAAAGCCTATATCAAAAGAATGGCTTTAAATGTGGTCGTTGAGTATGTAGCAAGGACAATTGCTCAATCTGAATTTAGAGTAAAGGAAAGTGATCATGTCACTAAAGATGATATGTACTATTTATTGAATGTTCGACCTAATCCTAATCAAAATGCTACGCAGTTTTGGCAAAAATTTGTTTATAAACTTCTTGTCGATAACGAAGCTTTAATCATTAAATCAGATGATGATTATTTATATGTGGCAGATGATTTCGAGCATGAAACAGAGTTAGGACTATTACCACATCGTTTTAATTCAGTTATGGTTAACGACTATAAATATAATCGTTACTTTTCAATGGATGATGTGATTTATTTAGAATATGCCAATGAAAAACTAGATAAATTCTCGTTAGGACTATTTGAAGATTACGGTGAAGTATTTGGCCGTATGTTAAATATGCAACTCAAGAAAAATCAAATACGTGGTATCTTGAATGTTGAGACAAGTAAGTTAGATACTAAAGGTATTCAAGATTATATTGATATGATTTTTAATACTTTTGAGAAAAATCAAGTTGCAGTTGTACCTTTAACTAAAGGTTTAGAGTATGAAGAACATTCAACAAACAACTCTAGTGCGAATGGCTCAGATTTCAAAGAATTAAGGCAAGCAATTGAAGATATTCTTATTTATATTGCACGTATTATAGGTGTAGCACCTTCTCTTATATTAGGAGAAAACGCAGACCTAGAAAAAGCGATTGAAGCAACAAATAAATTCTGTTTTAAACCTTTGACTAAGAAATTGGAACGCGAGTTAAATGCTAAATTGTTCTTTAAAGATGAATACTTAAAAGATAACAAACGCATTGAAATTGTCGGTATAGATAAGAAAAATCCAATTGAATTAGCAGAAGCTATCGATAAGTTACGTTCTTCTGGTACATATACTGGTAATCAAATACGTGTCATGCTTGGTGATGAACCAGGAGATGATGAACACCTAGATGAATATGTACTGACTAAGAACTATGAATCAGTTTCACCAGTTGGAGGAGGTGAGACTAATAATGAGTAATCCGATTATAAGAAATGTCACGCCAGTCTTTAGAAACGAAACTAAGAATAACAAGCACATTTTAACGTTGTCAGGTACTATTGCTAACTTATCTTTTCTTGACGACACTATCAGCGCTAAAGCTGTGAAAGATTCGCTTGATAATGTTAAAGAAGATATTGTTATTCGCTTAAATTCTGGCGGTGGTGATGTGTTTGAAGGAATAGAAATTTATAATTACTTAAAGTCCTTATCAAATCATATTACAATTGAAGTCACTGCATTAGCTGCAAGTGCTGCATCATTAGTTGCAATGGCAGGAGATAAGATTATTATCCGAACAGGTGCAAATATGATGGTACATGAAGCTTCTACAATGGCTTTTGGTAACAAATCAGACATTCAGAAAACATTGAATGCTTTAACTGCAATTGATACATCTATTGTTGATATTTATCACGATAGAACTGGTTTGAATCGTGATGAGATTGTTAATCTAATCACTAATGAAACGTGGTTAACTGCAGATGAGGCGATCAATAAAGGTTTTGCAGATGAGAAATCATCTCGTAAATCTGTTGAGAAGCAGAAAGAAGGTATAGAAAACTTGAAAGACTCTAAGTATGTAGCAAGACTTAAAGAACAAAGAAGCATTCTTAATGCAATGATTAATGAAGCAGAAGAAGGAACACCAGATGAACCTTCAAGTGATGATTCAAATGAGCAACGTATTGCAGATTTGGAAAACGAAGTTAAAAACATTAAGTCACGCCTAGATAAATTAGAAAAGGGCGAGGACGAAGGTGATGAAGGCGAAGGCCAAGGTGGGGGTACTAATCCACCACCAAAAGAAAATAAATTTTCAAGATTTGCATTTTAAGTAGCTATTAACAATTGATGTTAATGGCTATTTTTTATGCATAAACTTAAGGAGGAATATTATGGCTATTAAAGTCGGAGAAAAATTAAAGAACTATCAGGATCATAAGGCACATTTTGCTGAATTAGTACGCAATGGTGCAAGTGATGAAGAACAATCAAAAGCATTTGGAGAAATGTTTGATGCATTATCAAACGATTTACAAGAAGAAATTTCAGCAGAAGTGAATAATCGTGTAGTAGACAATGGTATTTTAGCTAAACGTTCACAAGATCCTTTAACTTCGGAAGAACGTAAATTCTTTAATGAAATCAATACAGAAGTAGGATATAAAGAAGAAAAATTATTACCTGAAACAGTTATTGAACGTGTGTTTGATGATTTACAATCAGAACATCCATTACTTTCAAAAATCAACATTCAAAATGCAGGTTTAGTAACACGTATCATTAAAGCAGAACCAACAGGTCAAGCTGTTTGGGGTAAAATCTTTGGTGAAATCAAAGGCCAATTAGATGCTGCATTTGATGAAGAAGAATTCAAACAATCTAAATTAACTTGTTTCGTAGTTATTCCAGATGACTTAAAAATGTTCGGGCCTAACTGGGTAGAACGTTTTGTTCGTACTCAAATCGAAGAAGCTATTTCAGTAGCATTAGAAGCTGCATTCTTAACAGGTGAAGGTGCATCTAAAGACCAACCAGTTGGATTAATGAAAGATATTCAAGAAAATGGCGGTGTCGTTGATAAAACAACATCTGGAACTTTAACTTTTGCAGATGCAGATACAACTGTAAATGAATTAAAAGACGTATTAAAAGGCTTATCTGTTAAAGAAAACGGTAAAGAAGTAAACATTGACGGTAAAGTTGTACTAGTAGTTAATCCACAAGACTCATGGGACGTACAAGCACGCTACACTTACTTAACTGCCAATGGTGGTTTTGTAACAGTATTACCTTATAACGTACAAATCGTATCATCTGAATTTGTTCCAGCAAATAAATTAGTTGCGTTTGTATCAGATCGTTATGATGCAGTACGTGGTGGCGGATTAACAGTTAAGAAATTCGACCAAACTTTAGCTTTAGAAGATTGTATTTTATACACTGCTAAAACTTTTGCTTATGGTCAACCAGCTGACAATAATGCATCACGCGTATATGATTTAGAATTATCTACTGCAGTTCGTACTTCAACTCCTGCAGGTGGTACTACAGACGGTGCAGCACAAGCCTAAGAAAGTAGTTGATACTAATGCCAAGCGTTAAGATATCAGATGAAATTTTAGATGAATTTAAAGAATACACTAAGATTTCTCATGATACGGAAGATGAACACTTATTACGTGTTTTAAATATGTCTTACGAGAATTTAGAAACACGTTTCGGCGTATTTGATATTAATAGTAATTTAAATGGTAAAAATTTAGTTTTTGCACGCGCTCGATATGATTATGAAGATTTATTAGAGTTTTTTAACGACAATTATCAAGATGATTTGTTACACTTTGGCTTTTTGACATTAAGAAAGCGTGATGTAAATGAAAAGTAAATTTAAAAAACCGTTTATTACAACAAAAAAGTTAAATACGCGTGTTCATTTTTATGAATATCAAGAGAATGAAGGACCAGAAGCAGGTGTAAAACGTAAAAGAGTTTTATACCATTGTTGGGCATACGTTCCACAGTGGAAAATGACTGAATTACAACAAGCAATTGCAAATGGTACAGAACATGATGTGAAGATATTTATACGTGAAACACATGGGCAATATATACCAAACGAAAAACATTACGTTGCAATAGATTCGCCATATATTCATCAAGATTTGAATATTAAATTAGTACAACCTGATGTAGAGAACGAACAATTTTTAATGTTAACTGCAGGGGTGGTATCTAATGGCGAGTAATAGTTTTAGTGGTATTCGTGCAGATGGATTAAAACAACTTCAAAAAGATTTGGAAAATAGATTTAGTCGTCAAAGAATGAACAAAATCATAGATAAGGCGTTGATTAAGGCAGGAAATATTGTTTTAGAGGCTATCAAAAGTAATATTCGTTACTTTAGAGATACTGGTGCAGAGTATGAAGAGGCTAAATTATCACAACCTTATTGGGATAAAGGCGTTCGTTCTGTTCGAGTATATTGGGAAGGGCCACATCATAGATATTCTATTGTTCATTTAAACGAGAAAGGCTTTCACGCTAGAAATGGTAAGTTTATTCGACCTAAAGGTTTTGGTGCGATAGATAAAGCATTGCGTACAGCTGAGAAAGAGTTTTATAAAACGGTGCAGGAAGAAGTGGAGAAGTTACTATGATTGATATATTAAATAAAATATACAGCGTCTTAAAAGATGACGAAAAACTAATGAAAATACTAGATATCAAGAATGTAAAGTTCAATGACTATCCTGACGTTAAAGACATCACAAAGCCTTATGTCGTATTAGATGACTTTGATGATCCTATTCCCGAAGTACATTATGACGGAGAACGTGCAGCGTATAGTTATATTGTTCAAGTAGATGTATTTGTGAAAGCTAGTGCAGATTATAATGCACGATTAAGAAGAAATGAAATATCACAACGTATTAGTGATTTGCTCTGGAAAGAATTGAAAGCAGGGCAAGTAAGTAATTTAGGAAATGAATATAACAAAGAATTTGCTTTGTATCGCTCAACAAGACGATATGAAGCAATTTTTTATGAGGAGGAAAATTAAATGGTTAAATATGCTAAAACACCAAAATCATTTATTAATATTAAAGATTTAGGTTTCGCTTTATTAGAAACAGATGAATTAGATGGCACTATCAAATATTCAAATGTAACACAAACTCGTGGTTTACAAGAAATTTCAGTAGAAACTGGTGGAGAAATTGCTAATGCATACGCTGACGGTTCAATCATTGAATCAGGTACTACTGATGGCGAAGGTAAAATTTCAATGACAATGCATGCTTTCCCACAAGAAATTCGTGAGTTAATCTTCAATGAAATTTACGATGAAAACGGAGTGTACGCAGAAAAACGTGGTAAACAAAACAACTATGTAGCAGTATGGTTTAAACGTGAACGTCGTGATGGTTCTTATCTACAAGTTGGGTTAACTAAAGTTATGTTTGCTGATCCGAACTTAGAAGGTAAAACTGCTGAAGAAGATTGGGAATTCAGTTCAGAAGAATCAGAAGGTACTGCAATGCACCGTGTGGCTGATGATAAACGTAAAATCTTATTCGATAGTTCTCGCGAAGGTGCAAATGTCGATTCATTCTTCGAAGAATTATTAAATGGTGCTTATGATAGTAAAACAGAAGCAGACACTGGTGATAGTACAACAGAAGAAGGCGCTGCTGAAGCGTAAGGAGTGTTAATTCATGGTTCAATATAAAGTTTTGAAGGATGCTAACGACCTTAAAACTGGTAAAGAATATCGTAAAGATGAGGTTGTGGAAGAAAAAGTAAAAGTAGTCGACGACTTTGAAAAACGTTTAAAGAAAAAAGGTTATGAGTTACCTTTCTTTGAAAGAGTAGAAGAAAAATAAATTATCTTTAGGACGGTGTAATGCCGTCCTTTTATTTCGAAATAAAAAGGAGATATTAAGACATGTCAAACAAATTAAAACGTAACTATATTCGTTTAGTAGAAAATCCAGAAGCAGAAGAAATTAAATTAGAAACATACTTAACACCGCATTTTATTCCATTAGATGTTTTATATGAATCAGTGGATATTATGGCTGAATTAGAGAAAGCGGAAAATGGAGAAGTTGAATTATCATTCAAAGAACAATTAGATAAATTAATTGATGTAGTAGTTAAAATTTATGGTAAACAATTCACTGCTAAAGATATTAGAAATCGTCTACATGCGCCTGATGCACTTGAAACATTACAAAAACAAGTACAATTCATTGCTAATGGCCAACAAGACGAGGAAACAAAAAAGTTTATTCAGAGCATCAGCTAAACAAATTTAAAAAAGAAGATTTAACTTACAATGGCATGTTGAAGAATTTGGATAAAGTCGTAAAAGATATGGTGGAAAATGGTACACCAGCAAACCAAGTTCTTGAAATGCCATTTTATTATATACTTCAAATTTTAGATGAACGTCATCTAAATACTGTTGATACTGATGAAAAAGCCGATGCGCTATTCTCTGCATTGTAGCCTTAGTCATTGGTACTAAGGCTATTTTTTTATACCTAAATAAGGAAGGAGGGACAGTAAGTGGCTGAATCAAGATTTAAAGGTTTATCAATCTTAATGAATATGCGTGATGTTGGTATTGAACGTACAATGAAACAAATACGAGCGCAATTCAAAACGTTAGATTCAGAAATGCGTAGATCTAATGCTAATTTCAAGCACTCAGAGAAAAACATGCAGTCTTATGCAACAAGAACGAAAGAATTAACTAAAGCGATTGATGTAACTGAAAATTCTATGAAAGACATTTCTAATCAGTTAAAGAAAATGACTTTAGAAGAACAACGTTCTAGTGTTGAAGCCGAAAAGTTACGTCAAGAATATAGTAAGCAACATAGAGCATTACAAATGTATCAACGACAATTGAACTCAACTGAACAAGAGATGAAACAATTCGGTACAACGACTAAACAAACGATTTTCTCAATGAAAAAGATTAACGATGTTCTAGGTACAATGAAACGTCAACTTAACATTGCAAATATGGCATTTCAAAGTACAGAAAAATCTACAAGTAGTTATAAGAATTATTTAAATCAATTAAACACAGTTATTCAAAAACATCAAAATACAATTAGAGTGTTAGAAGGTCGTTATCAGAAAGTAGCAAGAGAACAAGGCGTTATGAGTAAAGAAGCATTAGAGTTAAAAGAGAAAATCTTACAAGAAAAAGCAACATTAGGACAACTAGACAATCAATATAAGAAAACGACTATGGAAGCTAAACGATTTGCATTCGAACAAAAAACGTTAACATCTTCAATGTCTGAAATTCGTCAAAAGATGACACAAGTATCACAATCTTTAACAATTAGTGCCAATAAATTTAAATTAAGCGGTCAAACTGCACAAGCTTATAAAGCACGTATTTCTGAATTAAACAATGGAATGAAACAACAGCAACTTATTGTTCAAAATTTATCTAGACAGTATGACTTTGCTAAAAAACAATACGGTGCTACAAGTCAAGAAGCACAACAGCTTAATGTAAAATTATCTGAAGAACGTTTGAAATTAAAAGAATTAAATACTCAATTAAATCAAACAACGCAAGCACATAATCGTCTAGAAATGGAACAAAAACAAGGCATCTCTTCTATGGCTCAAATTAGAGCGAAGATGTCGCAATTTAACGATACTCTATCTCTATCAAGAAGTAATCTTTCGCGTGCAGGAGAAAGTGTAAAAGCCTATGGTAATCATTTAAATACCCTTAAAACGAATATGTCAGAACAACATGTCGTATTAAAAGAATTAATCGCACAATACAACCATGTAGCCATTGCACAAGGACGCGACAGTCAAGAAGCTAGAGAATTGTCTAGCGCTATCACTCAACAAAAAATCAAGATGAATGAACTTGAGAGCGAATTAGATCAAACTACGCAAAGCTATAAACGACTAGAAACAGAACAACGCAATGCAGAACGATTATCTTCAAGTGGCTTTGGCAGAAGTATTCAAAGTGTTAATAAATATAAAGATTCAATTAGAAATGTAGGCTCTACTATGAGAAGTGTAGGATCTACTTCAATGCTTTATATGACTATGCCAGCAGTTGCAGGTATGGGAACAGCTATTAAATCTTCTATTGATTGGGAACAAGCTTTAGCAGGTGTGGCTAAAACAACTAATATGAGTGGTAGCGAATTAAATAAAATGGGCAATGAGATTACTAAAATGAGTAATACAATGCCATTCGCTGCAACAGAAATAGCAGGAGTAGCAGAAGCCGCAGGACAATTAGGTATCAAAAAACAAGATATCACATCATTCACTAAAACAATGATGAATTTAGGTGTAGCTACAAACCTTACTGCTGATGAAGCTGCAACAGAATTTGCAAGATTTGCTAATGCTGCAAATATGCCAATCAAAGATGTAGATAGATTAGGTTCAACAGTTGTTGCTTTAGGTAATAGTACAGCCACAACCGAAAAAGAAATTGTTGAAATGGCACAACGTTTAGCTGGTGCAGGCGCACAAGCAGGTTTTAGTTCTGATGAAATTATGTCAGTTAGTGCAGCGATGTCATCAGTAGGAATCGAGGCAGAAGCCGGTGAACAATACCGCCGGACTACAAAGAAATTTGTAGCTTAAAAATGGGCAAAATCGGTAAAAACTAAAGGTAATTTGGTATAATAGTATTGAGGGATAGAGTAGCTCTCGAAAAGTGGAACCCAACCACCTTCCCTCTTAAAAAATAAATGGGTAACAACTTTGGGAGGTTGTGAAAATGGCTAAAAAATGGACACATCAAATGTTTGTTGATAAAGTCTATGAATTAGTTGGAGATGAATTTGAAGTTAGAAGTCAGTATGAAAATAACGAGAATAAAATTCTTATGTATCACGTCGAATGTGGTAGAGAATTTTATATCCGACCTGCTGATTTTAAAAGACGTAAACGTTGTTCTTTATGTAATGGGAAGTTTAAGAAAACGACCAAACAATTTAAAGAACAAGTAAAAAAACTTTCTAATGATGAATACGAAATTTTGAGTGAGTATATAAATGATGCTACACATGTAAAACTAAAACATAAAAAATGTGGTTATGAATGGCGAGGGACACCAAGTCACTTTATACAAGGTAGGAGATGTCCTAAATGTGCCGGTAATTTAAAGAAAACAACTGAACAATTCAAAAAAGAATTAGAAGAAATGTATAACGGGGAATACGAATTGATTTCAGAATATAACGGCGCTCATTCAAAAGTAGTGATAAAACACAATTCTCCAGTCTGCAATTACAGTCATTATAATACGGCACCAACTGATATACTTTCAGGCAAAAGGTGTCCGAAGTGTGATGTAATAAATAGAAGTGGAGAGAATCATTGGAAGTATAATCCTTTACTTACTCCTCAAGATAGAATGAAAAGAGATATGCAAAATGGAAAGATTAGAATATGGCGATTAAAAATCTTCGAAAGAGATAATTTTACTTGCGATATTTGCAAAAAACGTGGCGACGATTTAAATGCTCATCATTTAAATTCATGGGACGCATATGTAAGTGAAAGATACAAATTAGAAAACGGTGTTACTTTATGCGCTAAATGTCATTCTAATTTTCATAAAAGATATGGCTATGGCAATAATACCGTAGATCAATATTTAAAATATAAGACATCCTTAGTTTAGGGTGTCTTTTTATTATACCTATTATCCAAGTCAATACCGAGGTAAGTTAGAAATTAAAGATTTTTAACAACCGTAACGCATAGAGTGTGAAACTAATAATAGAATATAATCACTCCACGAGTGTCCATCTCCTAACATTTAGTTGAGGATGAAAATGTATGCTGAACTTATAGGAAACTATAAGAACTAAAGGATAAAAAGCCTTTAGGGTAACAAATGGGTACTGCCATGACACAAATTTGGAATAAGATGACAAAAGCAGTTGCTGAAGGTGGCGACACTTTAGATAGTTTTGCTAAAACAGCAGGCGTTAGTGGTAAAGAATTTGCACAAATTTGGGAGAATAACCCTAGTAAAGCATTATCGATGTTTGTTAAAGGTTTAGGCGAAACTGAAGGTGGAGCAAAAGGTGTATTAAAAGCCTTAGATGATGTAGGCATCAAAGGGATAAGAGAAGCCGACACAATTAGACGTATGGCTAACAATCATCAAGTTCTAGATAAAGCACTTAAAACAGGCTCAGAAGGTTGGAAAGAAAATAGTGCTTTGACTGATGAAGCTAACATCCGTTATGAAACAATGGGTAGTAAGTTGAAAATGTTAAAAAACACTTTCATTAACTTTGCTAGAACAATTGGAGATGCAGTTGCACCTATCGTTTCATTCTTAGCAGATAAGTTGACAGGTCTATTCGAACATTTACAAGGAACAAGTAATGCTACCAAGATAGCAATCGCAGCATTCACTTTATTAGGTGCTGCCATACCTCCACTTATTGTTGCAACTGGTGTATTAGCACATAGCATCGTAGGTATTTCAGAAGCTATGACCTTACTTAATGCTACTAAAGGTGGGGCTAAGTTCTTTAGCCTATTTAATGGTGGTATTAAAGGTCTTTTACCTAATATCGGACAATTATTAACTAAGATACCTCTAATTGGTGGACTAATGACTGCATTAACAGGTCCAGTTGGTATCGCGGTTGCAGCTATTGTAGGAATAGGAACAGCCTTTGTAGTTGCTTATAAAAAATCAGAAACATTTAGAAATATCGTTAATTCTGTAATAGATCCAGTCATTAATAGTTTCAAAAAAATGTGGAATGTAGTGAAATCTATATTCAATGCAATGAAGCAATTATTGTCTGGAAACTTTTTACCAACGCTTGATTTACTTTCAAAGATAATGCCAAAAGAAACAGCAACTAAATTGACAATGAGATTGTTACAAATCCGTCAATTATTTGTAGATGCTTTTAATTCTATATTTGATTTTGTCAAAGAGATTGGGAAAAAGTTAACAGATTTTTGGGCTAAAAATGGTGATACCGTTATACAAGCGTTAAAAAACATCGGTAATTTCTTCGTTGACTTTTTTGTATATCTTAAAGATCTCATTGGACCAAATTTGAGAGATTTAGGTAACTTAGTTCAATCGATATTTATGAATGTTCTTGTTCCAGTTATTAAGGGCGCTATGAATATCATTTTAGGCATAATGAAATTTGTATGGCCTTTTATTAAAATTCTTGTAGTAGATACTTGGAATAATATCAAAAATATCATTAGAGCTGCGTTAGATGTGATACTAGGTATTGTTAAAATTTTCTCTGGTATTTTCACAGGACAGTGGAAATTAGTTTGGGAAGGTGTCAAACAAGTATTTAAAGGCGCATTAGTTCTAATCTGGAACTTAATTCAATTGTGGTTTATTGGAAAAATATTAAAAGTTGTAAAGATTTTTGGTGGTTTCTTCAAATCGGTTATTAGTAAATCATTTAACGGTGTAAAAACAATCATTGGCACTGTTTTAAGATTTATATGGAATATTATTAGTACAATATTTAGAAAAATTTTGTCAATAACTCAAACAATATTTGGTGCAGTTCGAAGATTTATAAGCGTTGTTTTCCATGCAATAAAAAATGTTGTAGTAAATTCAGTGAAAGCTATCTTTAACGGAGTGAAAAGATGGTTTACTGCAGTTAAGAATATTACACATACAATCTTCAGTGCTTTAAAACAATTTATATATAAGATTTGGACTTCTATAAAAAATAAAGTTGTTTCTTTAGCTAAAGCTTTAAGCAACGGCGTTAAAAATATATTTAATAGTTTATCTAAAGTAACACGTAGCATTTTCAATAAACTGAAAAGCTTTATGTCAAACGTATGGCGCAACATAAAAAATACTGTTATTAAATTAGCAAAGGGTCTGTGGAACGGTATTAAAGCTACATGGAACACTTTGTCTAAAGTAACACGCAGTATCTTTAATAAGCTGAAAAAATTCTTGTCTAATGTATGGCGTGGTATTAAGAATACCACAGTCAAACTTGCTAAAGGTCTATGGTCTGGTGTGAAAGCTGTATGGAATGCTCTATCACGTTTTACACATAGCATATTCAGTAAACTCAAGAAATTTATGAGTAGTGTATGGCGTAATATTAAAAACACAACAGTAAAGTTAGCTAAGGCGCTATGGTCTGGCGTTAAAAATATATTCAATAGCTTATATAACGGAACTAGAAGAATTTTTAATAAAGTTAAAAACTTTATGAGTAATATTTGGCGTAACATCAAGAATACGACAGTAAGATTAGTAAAATCTCTATGGAGTAGTGTTAAAGGTACTTGGAATAGTTTATCAAATGGAACGCGTAATATTTTTAACAAAGTTAAAAGTTTTATGTCGAACACTTGGAGAAGCGTCAAGAATACAACGATTAACATGGCTAAAGGCTTATGGAATAGTGTTAGAAGAACCTTCAATAACATGGCTGGTGGACTTAAAAATATCATCGGTCGTATTAAAGGTCATATCACTGGAATGGTTAAAGCTGTTAAAGAAGGTTTAAACAAATTAATTGGTGGAGTGAACTGGGTAGCGGATAAAATTGGTATGAAACCACTACCAACCTTTAAATTCCATACTGGTACTGAGAGTACACATACACAAAATTTAGTAACTAACGGTAAATTAAATCAAGATACATTTGCAACCGTTGGTGATAAAGGTAAAGGTAACGGTCCTGGAGGCTTTAGACACGAAACGATCATACCGCCTAAAGGTAAACCATTTATAACTCCAAATAAAGATACGACTATGCCATTATCGAAAGGCACTCGTATTTTAAATGGTGCGCAAACACATGCTATGTTAAGTAACGGTATGACACCTATGTTCAATACTGGAACTATACCTCGTTTCGCTAGTGGTACTAAGAAAAAATTATTCCAAGCAGTAGGAGAAACTGCAGGAAAGTTCTTTAATAGCGCAAAAAAACTAAAACACAATGCTATGGATAGTATTGGCGACAAAACTAAACAAGCTAAAGAATGGGGAAGTGAAAAGCTTTCTCAAATTAAAGGTGCAGTAGGAAAAGGCACTAAGTGGCTATCAGATAAGGTTGGAGATATAGCTGATTGGGTTGGTAAACCTGGCAAATTGCTTAATAAAGTGCTTGGGGCGTTCGGAGTAAACATGGATGCGTTCGGAATTGCTAAAAGCGCAGAAATACCATACAACTTAATGAAAGCTATGTTCGGAAAATTAAAAGAAGCAGCTAAAAACTTGATTGATGGTTGGTTAGAAGATGAATTTAGTGGTGGTGGAGGATATAATCCATACACCAAATCACCATTCCATATGACAAGAGGATGGACTCCTTCAGGACACGCGGGTATTGACTATGGTGCGCCGACAGGTACACCTATCCCCTCACCGATAGACGGTAAAGTAATTCAATCATGGTTCTCACCTAACCAACCATCTGGTGGTAATGAAACTCAAATTTGGGACGGACAAAAATATACACATATTTTCATGCATCAGTCTAAACGTAAAGTAAAAACTGGAGACAGAGTTCGTCAAGGTCAAATCATCGGATTAGTAGGTGATACAGGTAACTCGTTTGGCTCTCATTTACATTGGCAAGTTAACAAAGGAAAAGGTTACTTAAACAACCACCCAGATAGTGTAAACCCATTAACATGGGCGAAACAAGCAGCTAAAGCAGGCGGTAAATCAGGTGGCAAACAAGCACCAAGCAAATGGCGTTCAACCATTGTAAAAGCAGCACGAAAAATGAAAGTAAACCCTACAAACGCACAAATCAACGGTATCATCGCACAAATTCAACGTGAAAGTGGTGGCGACGCAGGTATTACACAGGGCAACATCGGAGATATAAACAATCTACGTGGCACACCTGCTCAGGGGCTACTACAATATGTACCTAGTACGTTTAGAAGTTATGCAGTAAAAGGTCATGGCAATATTAAGAGTGGTTATGATCAATTGCTTGCGTTCTTTAACAACTCTAACTGGAAAAACGACATTCAATATGGTCGTAGTGGTTGGGGTCCACGTGGTTCAAGACGTTTTGCTACAGGTGGCCTAATCAAAAATGCAGGTTGGTACAATATTGCAGAAGGTGGGTATCCTGAATGGGTAATTCCAACTGATCCTAATAGAAGAACAGACGCAATGAAACTGTTAGCACTTGCTGCAAAAGACATTGAAGGCAGTAAAACATCAGGTAATAAACGACCTAGTGCATTTGGTAGTAGAAATGTATCAAGTAATAGCAACGATACTGAACTACTACTAAAAATGATCGAAGGACAACAACAGCAGATTTCATTACTTATGCAACTGGTACGTAGTAACCAAGATATTGCAGATAAAGATTTTGAACCTGTTATTGATCAATATGCACATGAAAAGCAAGTTTTCAATTCAATTGACAAATACAATAGACAAAAACAAAGAAAATCAAGATTTAAGCCAGGGGAGGTAATGTAATTGCTCGATACAATAAAAGTAAATAATAAAACACTTCCGTGGTTAATTGTTGAAAGAGGGTTTGAAATACCCTCTTTTAATTTTGGTATTGAAACTGAAGAAGTATTAGGTAGAAGTGGAAGTGTAGTTAAACAAAGACAACTTAAAGAATATAAATTCGAACTTCCATTAATCATCAGAAATGATTATCTTTCATCAGGTGGCGAAAAAACGCATGATGAAGTATTAAATGAGTTAGTTAAGCTGTTTGATTATGACCATGCTGTACCTTTACAGTTTAAATCACAAGATTGGTACTGGAATGCTTACTTTGAAGGACCGATTGAGTTAGATAAATACAGTAAAACGTTTTGGCAATTCAGTATTAATGTAGTTTTAGCTGATCCATATAAATACGCAGTCGAAGGTACTAAAAACACAGCTATTTCTGACCAAGTATCAGTAGTAAGTACAGGAACAGCAGACAGTCCTATCATTGTTCAAGCAACAGCATTAAAGAATGCGAGTTACTTCTCTATCACGAAGAATAACGAAGATTATTTTATGATAGGCGATGATGATTTAGATAAGAAGGTTGAAGATTATACACCTGTTCTATTTAACGATGAAATGCGTTCTTTCTTCGGATGGACTAAAGTCACTAACGGTACTATTAACGACAATGTAACTGGTGGAACAGTTGGTGGTGCTATGACAATGAGTTCTTCAAAAGACGCTTTTATGCTTGATGAAAGTAGCATTACAGGTACAAGTGGATGGAATGGTGCAGAATATAAGCACTCATTCGGTAAAAACACTCAAGATTTTAGTTCGACAGTTAAAATACACGTTAATCAAGCTAAAAAAGGTGCTACACATGCAACTCAATATATATATGACACAGATAACCGTGTGATTGCTTCTATTGGTTATAGCAACCCTAGAGCAACTCAAAACATCGGAACAATCTATGTAACATTATTCGACCAAAACGGTAATCAAAAGAAGATATACAGTTATACAAACGCACCTAAGTTTTACACATGGAAACATATAGTAATTTATATGCGTTTAAAACGTATTGGAGATAAATTCTATATAAAAACATGGAAATATGATGAAGTGGACTATCCTAAACGAATAACTCCAGTAGATGTTACAGAAAAGGTGTTTATTGACGCAGGAAACTTCTATCAACGACCTATATCAGCAGTAAGTATCTACATTGCTAAGAACGGTAATAATTATCATATGCCAACAACGATATTAGGTAGTTATAATCATGAAATATTACCTAAACCACCTAAAGCAAGAGATTTAATCATTAAAAAAGGTGATTTAATTAATATTAATATGGAAGAAAAGACGGTAACAATTAACGAAGAACCTGCACTTGATTTAAAAACATTTGGTAGTGACTTCTTCAACATAAATAAAGGTATGAATGAATGTATGATTTATCCTGAAAACACATATGATACCACAGTATATTGGCAAGACAGATATTTATAGATTGGAGGTGGGAAAGTGAAGAATGTAGGAATACATGTACTTGATTTTAATGACAACATTATTGATTTCATTAGTCAAAGTGATGGTGCATTGATTAATGCTGAAATGAGTATGAACGTAGAAGAAAAAACAGAAACTTTTGATTTTACGATTGAAAATACTCGAGCAGAGAAACTGAGAGAACGTAATCGTATTATCGCTCAAGACAATAACGGTACATTCAGAGAGTTTATTATCATCCACATTGCAGATAACTTTGACGGTACAACTGAAATCGAATGTAATGCAAGTTACTTAGAAGATTTGAAAACAGCTAAACCAATTAAACCTGGTAAATTTGAAGCACATACAACAACACAAGCGTTACTTAAAACACTTGCTGATACAGGTTGGGAAGTATCCGATGATACAGAATATGGTGGCAATAGAACGACATCATGGACTTCTCATACTAATCCGTTTGATTTAATTTATATGCTTTGTACTACTTACGACATGGTCCCTAGTTTTTACATTGAATTAGGCGCACATACTGTTGAACATCGTTATGTATCAATCACTAAACCTAAAAACTTATTTAAAGGTAAGGAAATCACTAAAGGTAAAGACTTAACAGGTATGACAAGAACGATTGATCTATCTGAAGTGAAAACTGCTTTACTTGCAGTTGGTCCTGAAAAAGAAGATGGTTCAAGAATTGAAACTGTTGTAGTAGATGATGAAGCACAAGAGATTTTTGGACTTCCTAATCGTTACATTTGGGATGTATATGAACCTGAAAGTAATGATGAGAACATGACACTTGAACGTTTAACCACTCTTGCTAAAACAGAACTCAACAAACGTAATCAAGCAGCAATTAGTTATGAAGTCTCATCTTTAGATATTCATAAATATTATAACGATGTAACAGTACATTTAAGAGATATTGTAAGAGTTAAAGATAGAGATTTCAGACCACCTTTATATATAGAAGCAGAAGTTATCGGTATTAAGTACAACTGGTTAGCAGATGAAAGTGAATTTACGTTTGGTAACGTTATTGAGTATGAAGAAACGAAGTTAAGAGAATCCTTTAACAAAAGATTAGATGAAATTACTAAAAAAATGAATGACAACTTCTCAAACGTTCATACGATTGTGAGTGACGTTGTAGCTGGGGAAATGGAATATTATGAACGCAAGATATTCAAAGGTACAGAACCACCAGAAAACCCACAAAACGATACATTATGGTATGATACGTCAAATCCTGATGTTGCAGTATTACGTCGTTACTGGAATGGCGAATGGATCACTCAAACAGCTGATGATGTAGAAAAAATCGGTGGTTTAAGACGTGAGCAAGTGATGTATCGAGATTTAAATAATAGTTTCATCAATTTAACTATCCAACACAGTAAGTTACAAAATGATGTATATGATGTATTAAATAGTGAATACCTTGTCGATGATGATTTGAAAACAAACTTAAATCAAGCATTATCAGATGTAGATAACGTGTATCAAAATATCAAGACTAATTTAGACAGCATGGATGAAGATACAGCAACGATCGGTAAGTTAGTTGATACACAAACTTTATTTACAGTGTATAGAGAAAAGTTACAAACATTATATAAATACGTTACTGACGCTAAAATTTCTATTGATAAACGGTTGAAATTGCTCCAATCACAATATACTGATGAAAAATTTAACGAAGCACTTACAAAAGTCGCTAACAAATTCGGTCTAACTGTTGATAGTAATAACAATATGGTAGGTGCTCCTGACGTTATTGAAAAAGCAATTCAAGCGTCACGTATCGACACACAAGAACAATTAAAAAGTTATGTTAAAAGCGTTGATTACGAAACAGATAAAAATGGAATTGTAGAACGTTTAGATAGTGCAGATAGTGAACGCATTCAACTATCTAATGAAATTAAAGATAAGGTAACCTTAGTAGAATTTAATAGTGGTATGGACGCAACAACAAATTATTTAAAAGGTTATGCTGATGATAAAGTAGATAATTTAAGTATTGGTGGTCGCAACTTATTAATGGACACATCGGGACCTTTTAAAAATAATAATTATCTATTAAAAGAATTTCCAATTATAGAAAAGTTAGAGTCGGGAGATACTGTCACATTATCTATAAAAGGGGAATTAGGTGCTGATAGAACAGCGTTTTTCATTTATAACACCACAGGTATGGTAGAAGTCGGTTTTTTAAACAACGCAGATAAAGACAATGATAATATATTTACTAAGACGTTTGAATGGATAAACGAAAGAGCGGACGGTTCTAATAAAGTAGATAGTTCTTCTTTAAAAATATATCAATTCCCTAATAAAGGGACTTCTTCTTCTACTATTGAGTGGATTAAGCTTGAAAAAGGAAGTGTTGCTACTGATTGGACGCCAGCACCACAGGAAAATGACAAGCGTTTATCTAACATGGAAACATCTATAAGCCAAAACGGTAGAGAAATTAATGCAAAAGTTAGTCAACGAGATTTCAACGCTAGTCGTAAAACATTATCTCAAGTTATTTCAGAAATATCAGCTACTACCAAAGGGATTAATCTAAGTTACGATGAAAATGGTAATATTCAATCTTACACAATGGATAGAAACGGTATTCAACTTAGAGGCGATAAAGTAGATATTACGGTTAATAAAGACTTTAATGTGATGGCAAGTAAGGTTGATGACAAAGTAGGCAAAAATGAGATTATTAACCGTTTAAATTTAAGTCCCGAAGGTTTAGATATTAATGTGAATAACATCGGTATTCGTGGTGGGGATAATGTTGATTATTTAGATATTAGAAATAATTCTATCCTTTCTTACGGTTCTTTCACGCGTACTTGGGCGAATGAAACCGATACAGCCAATTTACGATTAGGTATTCAGGGCGGTACTGTTAAAATACAAAATAGAACAACTGGCTATAACTTATATTTAACTGAAAAAGGTTTATCAACAATGCTTGCAGGTGCAGGAGACGAAACGGCAGGAACGCTAGAATTTCACTCAACAAAATATAATGACCGTTCAAGAGGCGTACGATTACATTCTACTTATGGTGCAGTAGCATTAGAAAGTGATTACAGTCGTATTATTTTAAATTCTAATTTAACAACAAATATCGAGAGTAATACCGCGTCTGTTTATATTCGACCTTTTAAAGATAATCGCGTTGGAGTAAATGAATTTAGATTTTGGACGAAACTAGCTGACAAAGAAAACGAAACTGATGGCGTATTGTCTTATGGTGCGGTTACAGAATTACCAGACGGAACGTTACCGGGTAATAGCATGGGAGCAAGTCTTAGATTTGAAAAAAACCCACGAGGTTCAAGTACAGTATATGCTACAAATGTAAACGGCGACATTGGCACAGGAAGTTTTTATGCTCATGCTTTGTATGGTGATTGGATAGCAAAAAATACTAATTTATATGCCGAAGTAGGAAATGAGTTAAGAATAACTGACTTGCAAGGTTATAACGGAGGCAAGCCTAATTATATGAGTTTAAGAGCGTCAACCATTAGGACAACAAGTAGTTACGCCTTTTCAAATCATAGTGGTGGAGATACTTATTTTGGCGTTGGTGGTGGAGAATTAAGAGTTACAGACAACAACCATTACAACGGTGGAAAAACTTCATATAGAAATATTCGTTTTGGTAAATGGTACGCAATGTCATCTGAAAAGTATAAATATGACATTAAAGAATGGAATTATAGTGTATTAGACGCATACAGAAATGATCTTAAATTGTATTCATATAAATACAAATCAGAAGAAGATAGTAAGTACATTCGCAATCATCATGGTGTCATCATTGAACGTGAATTACCTATTGAATGGCGACATGGAGATGGTTTTGATGGAAACGAAGTCATGTTTTGGAATACTAAAGCAATACAAGAATTAATTAAAAAAGTAGACAAATTGGAGGGACAATTAAATGAACAATCAACTACAAGCTAACCCAAGTTATGTTATCGAGGAGTTAGTTACTCAAAACGCTAAACTTTCACAAGAAAATGCAATGTTAAGAGCAGTAATTAGAGAGCAAGAAGAACAACAAAATAAAGATACTGTAAGTGCTGAAGGAGAGTAACCTTTAGCACTCTTTTTATACCAATTTTTAGGAGGAAATTATCATGGCAAATGAAATTGTAAAAAACACAGAAAGTTACATCTTAGTACAAGTGAATGAAAGAGGAGAAGAAGCTGTTTTAGACAACGACTTCAGAGGTCAATTCTATCCAACTAGCAACGTGAACATCGCAACTAAGTTTGATGATTTAAATAAAGTTAAAGCACTTGCTGAACGATTAAATAGCTTAAACGAATTAAACTATGAGTTCGGTATTATTGCTGAAAAAGTGACAGTCAAACCAGTAAAGCTAACAACTTTATTAGAGTACGTGGAAGAAATAACTGAAACTAACGCAGAATAGAGGTGCAAGAATGGAGGATAGTCAAGGGCGCGATTATGAGACACGAATAAAACGGTTAGAAGATAATGACGAAAAGATATTCGCATCTTTGGAACAAATAAAAGATGGGCAACATAACCAAGAACTGATCAATCAGAAAATGAACTTCACCTTAGATAGTATTAATCGAGAACGAGAGATCGATAAAGAAAGCAAAAGAGAGAACCGTAAAAACATTAAAGAGATGAAACGTTTAATGTTAGGTACGGTTTTTTCATTAGCAGGTTCTATTATTTTTGCTGTTGTCAGAATGATATTTAGCATATAAAGAGGTGATTAATATGTTTAAACTATTCGCAAAAGCTGATTTTTGGACTTGTTTCTGGTTTGGAAATTGTAAATAAAATTAATTTAAGTCGGCACTTTTAGTGTCGGCTTTTTATTTTGAATAAGGAGTGGAAGAAATGGAAAGTATTATCGCATTCGCAACAGTAATTTCAGTTATTACTATTGCATTGACACAATTAGTTAAACAAGCTGGCGTACCTAAAAATATTGTACCTTTAATTGCCATTGGTATTGGTATCGTTTTAGGTGGCATAAGCGCATTTATTCCAGAATTAGTTACTGAACTATCAATTGGCGGTCGTTTATTAGCTGGATTAATTAGTGGACTAATGGCTACTGGTATTTGGGAAACAGTTCGACCACGTACAGGTTCAACTAAAGATAAAAATAATAAAATTGGTGGAGGTCGTGCATAATGGCAGAAAAATGGAATGGCGTTCCAGTTAAATATGATTTTTTACCAATTGGAACACGTAGAAGTGGGCAGCCCTTAACAAGTAAGAAACCTTTATTTGCAGTAGCACATGACACTGGAAACCCTCATACAACAGCACAAACAAATGTGAATTATTATAGAAATACTTATATGATTGATTGGTCGATTGTTGCCAGCGCTCACATATTCGTTGATGATAAAGAGTGTATTGTTTGTATTCCAGTTACTGAGAAAGCATGGCATGTATTATATAACACACCTACCGACAATCAATGGTATGGCGCTGATGCTAATGATGTAGCATTTGGTGTAGAAGGTAGTTACTTCCCAGGTAATATTGAACGTTCACGTAAGTCATTAGATAATATGGCACGAGTGCTTGCTTATTTATGTAATTATTGGGGCATTGATTACAAAACAGAATTACCAGGCCATCAAGATATTCAAGCCGATAAAATTGATCCTGGTAACTTATTAGAAGCATGTGGATATTCACGTAATGTTAAAAATTTGGATAAACAAATTGCTAAATACATCAATGGCGTTAAAAAATCAGCACCGAGCAAGAAACTATCAACAAAAACAAGCAAAAAGCCAACACCTTCGCCACAAAGTGTGGTTAAGTATAAAGAAGCAATCGAATACATGCACAGCATGAAAGGACAATACATTGACTTCGATAAAGAATATGCTTTCCAATGTGCGGATGTCGTTGTGGACTTCGTTTATCACGTAACAGGTGGTGTAAGATTTTATGGTAATGCTAAAGAATTACACACAGTAAACGCTATGCCTAAAGGCTGGAAAGTTGTCGAAAACACTAGAGATTATGTCCCTCCTATTTGTGCAATTGCCATTTATACAAAAGGTGTTTATAGTCGTTGGGGACATACTGGCTTAGTTTGGGATAATAGTGGAGGCACTAAATCATTTACAATCTTAGAACAAAACTTCGATAGTAACGCAAATACACCAGCTAAATTACGTGAAGACGACTACACAGGTTTAACACATTTCATTGTGCCAGACTTTGCTGATGATAGCGTAGACTTAACGGATATTAAAGAAGTTAAAAAATCAGAACGTAAATCTAATAGTTCAATTTCAGTGAATAAAAAGCCACCTAAAAAATTAACTTGGAGTAACCAACCATATTTCAAAGCAATTGCAGATAATGCAGGTGTCACTATTTGTAGACCTAACCATAATAATGTGATGGTTACAACAAACGAAGAATATAAACCAGGAGACGTGTTCTACGTGTATGAAATTCGTGATGGTTGGGCTAGAGTATACAGCCCAAGCAATAACGGTTATGTATGGTATGAACGCCTTATTGTTAAAGATATCTATAAAACAGCAGGTGGCAAAACATTAGCGAAGAAAGCTGATAAACAATCAGTAGCACAACGTAATATTATTGAAGATACAACTGGCTTCAAAGTAAATAGTATTCCACCTTTAAATATGAAGAAGTCATCTAAAGCTAAATTTAGAGCGCGTGTCGATTATTATGGTGCATCATTAGTAAAATTCAAAGGTAAAGAGTGGTACGTGACAAACAACACTTATAGAGCAGGATATGATCAATTCTATATCTTTGAAATTAAAAATGGTTGGTGTCGTGTTTACTCTAGAAATAACAATGGTTGGATATGGCATGAACGTCTAAGAATTACAGAAGTGTATTAATATGTTATAGTTGAATTAGGTAAAGTCCTATCATATAAATACGCTGTCATGTTTAAGGGGCAGGCTATGTGCTTGTCCCTCTTTTTTTATGTAAAAAATACAGAAAAGTATTGAATTTATAGTTCAAATGAGCTATAATATAATTAGGAGGTGAGGGAGTGAGGCGAAAAGAAAGATTAAAAAAAGAGCGTCACGATGAAAGAATGATGATAATATCTTTGGTTGGAGTTATCATTCAAATAATTTCATTAATCGCAACGCTACTATTTAGGTAAGGGCGTTAAGCCCTTTACCTCATTATAATTGGAGGTGCTAGACATGACAAGTCGTAAAATCAGAACACTAACTACTTGTTTTATGATTTTAACAATTATACTAGCAATTATTAATATTTTACTGCTAATATTTATGTAATAAAAAATCGCCTCATTCTACTTAATTGAATGCATACAACGAATTGTATAAAACTATTGAAAAATTAATTAAAAACACCGATATATCAAGTTATCAAATAAACAAAGACACTGGAGTTAGCTATGGAAACATAAATGCTATGCGTCGAGGAGAAAGATCGATTGAAAATTTAACGCTTAAAAATGCCGAAAAACTGTATAATTATCAAAAAAGCGTAGAAAAATTATAAAAGTAATAATTTTATGTTACAATAAAGATACCCAGTTTATGATAATTAGATGAATATCAGATTTAACTTAAATGAGTAAATCGTTCAAACCGTACCTTAACAGGTGCGGTCTTTTTTTGTATGAATAAAAGTTGGACAACAAAACGGACAACATTTCTATAAAATAATTAGAATTGTCCGAAGGTTGTCCATTTATTTTTTTATCGATTTTTATCAATTTTAAAGAAAATAAAAAAGAACGTTGATATATCAACGTTCTAGTAAGTATAAAGTAAATGAAATTTTATCGATTTTCATCAATGAACGGAAACGGAGGGAATGTTAAATTGCTTTAGTCATAGGCTTTGACGAAAAATGTTGTCCGTCCATTGACTATTTTTTAGAAATCAATAACTTTATTTAGCTTTTCATCTTCTTCAGTTTTTAATTCTTCTAATAAGTGACTGTACACACGCCAAGTTATTTCAATATTAGCATGGCCAAGTCGCTTACTTACATATTGTATTGATAAACCTTTGGCCAACAACATAGATGCATGTGTGTGTCTTAATGAATGTAACGTGTAGTTACCTTTACGATTTTCTATTAAGAATTTGCGTAATGTATCAGTGACCGCTTTGTTACTAATTAAATTGGCACCAGTATTAAAGATATGATCATGATGTTTTGGACGATTTTCTAAAAAGTTTTGAATGTAGTCCATGTCTCTATCAGAAATAGTAACTATTCTATCAGCAGATGCAGTTTTAGTGCCACGTAGATGAATTGTTTTATTCTTATAATCAATATCATTATACATTAGCTTTTGAATTTCACCAAATCTAGCACCAGTAGAGATAAGCATAAAGATAACTAGATATGATAAGTTATCGTTACTTTTAGCAAACTCTTTAAGTTGCTTATAATCATTAAGTGTCATAAATTTAGCTTCTTCTTTTTTGGTCAACTTCTTTTCATAAATCGGTGCATTCCAAGTAGGATCGCGTGAGATAATTCCTTCATTCATTGCATCTTTAAATGCTTGTGAAAAACAATTATTTAATTTCTTTACACTTTCTTTTGTTCGTCCTTCTTTTCGACCACCGACGAATTTGCCATCAGCATATTCTTTTAACATTTCTCGATACTTTAATTGAGATACATCTTTAATTGGAATTTGGCCAAACTTTTCATCAAATATTTTCAAAGCGTTAAAGTATCTGTTTAAAGTAGATTGTGATACTTTATCTTCTTTATTAACTACTATCCAATTTTTAAAGTACTTTATGAATGGTATATCTGATGAAATTTCATTATTTTTGGACACTTCATTATATCTAATATTCATATTTTCAGTGGCCGATTTCTTTGTCTTAAAACCACGTTTTCTATATCTTTTGTTATTGTATCTAAAGTCATATTCCCATGAATTGCCTACTTTTTTAACATTCAATATGATTTCCTCCTAAAAAAGTTAAAAAAATAATAAGGGTACGTGGGAGTACCCAAT